TGGTAATCCCTTGTATCCCGCTTTGAATAATTTAGTCCTAACCGCAAATGCCATATTCTTTGCTTCGGCTTCGGGTAGTTGTCTTTTCTTTTTAGCCCATTCGGTAAGTGCTGCGATAAGGGGACTAAACTTTGCTCTTTGTCCCTTTTTTCTTTTGTCGGGGTAATATTTACCTTCACCAGGAAAAGAACCACCTTCACCCCCCGTCTGTGCTTGTGCCAAATCTGAAAACACATATTCAACACCATAATCTTCCATAATGATTACAATATCATCATCTAATATTTTGTAATCAACTGACTTTTGTAATCTACCCGTTCCAACAAAATTGTAAGTCCCTTTGGGTATTTCACCCCTTTTACTAAAACGGGGGCGTGGTTGAGCCATCGCTTTTCTAATAAGTTCCACGACAATCTTACCAAGTTCATTTAATAGTTCTTCCATCTTTAATTACTACAATCTAAAGTTCCGTCTTGGTTTAATCTAACTATAAAGTTAAATTGCTGACTAGCCCATAAGTTAAATCCACCAACAACAAATATCTTATTATTACTATCTGTTGATAAAAATGGTGTGTCTATGTTTAATATTCTTGAAACACTTGTTATATTGGTATTCCAAGTTGTATCTGTTGTTGTAAATGTAGATGTATCATATCTAACATATAAATTACCTTGTGTATAATACACATAGAACCAACCATTACTTTCATCTAAATAACAAGCAGAAGCGGGGACACCACCTAAACCGATGGCATTTACAATAGTCGCCCCACTATCACATCTATTTACCTTACTTGTTCCATTTCCGTTTAATGTTCCACCATTACCATTAAAGTAATAATAACCCGTAGAACTATCTTGGTATATCTGTCTTATCGCATTATCTGTTAGTGATGTTCCAAACAATCCAGTATCTGCGTATGTTGAACTATCAATTTCAATCAATCTACTTGTAGCAGAACCATCATAGTTTGCCGCTCTGTGAGCCGCAACATAATTACCCGATAAGTTTTTAATAACCCATCTAACTTCATTTTGATTAAACCCTGCTCCAGTAAATGCTGATGTGTCTAATACACCACCCGATAATGAAAGTTTGGCAATTCTACCCCTACTAACTCCGTTCATAGTTGTAAATGAACCACCCACAATAATATCACTACCATCAACCAAAATACTATAAATAACATTATTACTATTAGCGGTAAATGATGTATCTAACGCACCCGTTGTTTTATCAATACGGGCTATTCTGTTTGCGGTGGTGCCGTTTATTTGTGTAAATGTTCCACCTAATAATAATCCACCAATACCATCATCAACAATAGTCCAAATGCTTCCGTTAGATGTTGCGGTAAAGGTTGGTATAATATCACCATTACCATCTATTTTAACAATTCTATCAACTGCGGTATTTTTGTAATATCTGAAATCACCACCCACAAAAACATCAGTTCCATCAGTCAATACTGCTGTAGTTCTGCTGTTGAAACCAACCCCAACATCAAATACGGGGACTGGTGGTGTTGAACTTGGTGTCGGTGTTAAAGTCGGTGTCGCAGTTGGTGAAGGTGTAATACCTGGTGTTCCAGTCGGCGTCGGTGTTAAAGTCGGTGTTATTGACGGGGTTGGCGTAATTGTCGGTGTCGGTGTGTTTGTCGGCGTCGGACTTGGTGTCGGACTTGGAACTATAAATGGTGGGATACAAGCCGTCTGTTCTATTGTAATGGTAATGGACGCTTCCACACCACAGACACTTTCTGCGAACCTATCTGTGAAATATGAATACGGAATAGGGGTTTGTAAGTAATAACCATATTCGGTAAGTTGATTTACAAAGAAGTTATAGAAGTCCCCCATAATTTCTTCACATAATGCCATACTATCCAACTGATTTGAATTAGTTGGATTATCAACATATTCATTTAACAAGTCATACACCAATACAGAAAAGGTGATGTCTTGTGATGTATCCCCTAATGTTGATGGTTGGGGAACAAAATGTATAGCAGGGTATTTTGTGATATAATCTTCCCTTGAATAGTCAGACAAATTACCCCAACTGAAAGTTTCAAGAATGGGGTGATTACTTGTGAATTGTCTGAAGAATGTTATTAGATTTTTAATCGTCATTTTACAGCGTTTTTATATTTTTGGCTTTCCCTATCGGCTTTATCCAATCTATATGATAAATATGATAATACCTCATATAAGTTTAGTTTTAATACTTGTCCCGTTTTTAATAAGTCATCTTGGGAAGCCAACATTAAACTATTGTAGTAAAAATCTACTATAGATTGTATTACTTCTTGTTGTGAAATATCTTCGGTTTCTTTTTGTTCTGTTCCTTCATCTTCTTCTTGTTCTCCGTATAATCTAGGAAACTTTCCGTAAGTTTCTGAACGAAAATTGCGGTAAAAAAAAAAGCAGATAATAGAATAGACATAGGAACTTTTGTTTTGAATAGTTCTATTCTTGACTGGCATTCATTCAAGTCATAATCTATTAGTTCCCTTTCTTCCCCCGTCTTATCTGATTTAAGGGGTTTGTAAAGGTGTGTCGCTATTAGTCCTAAATCAATAGGGTTTTGTGCCATAAACACTTCAAGATTTACCCATTCTTCATAAGTAAGTTCAGATGGTTTGTATAGTCCATATCTAACACCTTCAAGTTCAAAGGTAAGTTCCAACTTACCTTTATCACTTTCAGCACCAAAACTACTTCTAATCATTTTGGCTGCGAACTTTATTTGTTGATAATTGGCTTTCTTTAAGTCATCAATCGGACAATCTGTAAATCTTGATAATAAGGTAATATCATCAACTTCAGTATTTTCTGAATAATATTCATAATCCGCGATGGTGATTGGTTTAATTGGGTATTCTTTTTTTCCTACTACTAACTTCATATTACATAAAACTATAACTTGGTTTTTTAGGTTTATCTACAAACTCCATAACGCAATATCTTAAACTATCTAATAGGTGGTCGTCGCCTTGGGGGACATTTGTAAGTCGCCCACTTCTATCCCTTTTATACCTATAGTTCCTAAACTCTGCTATTAAATCTGTAGATGTTTCTTTAATAAATATCTTAAAGGTTCGCATTTTCTGAATACCAAACAAAACTGAACCATCACCTTTTTTAACACCCCTAATCTTGAACCCCGCTCTGCGTAGTTGTTCTATACTTTTTGGTTCAGAACTATCGGCTACAATTTCAACACTTCTGTCTATTCCGTGTTCCCTTAAAAGATAAATCAAATCTTCATTTGTTAGTCCTTGTTCGTATATGATTTGTTCTACATACAAATCTTTTTCACCTACCACTTGAACCTTTACCACACCACAAGCATCACTTCCAAATCCCCAGTCAATTCCATAGTAGGTTGCTTTAATCCCCTTCGGTTCTTCCACAAATGTCTCTGGTTGAACGAATATTTTTTCGCGGGGTGGAACTACCTTTCCTTCAGCGTAAATCAAATACAAGTCATAATCCGTGTGTTTCAAGTCCATTATAGATTGACGGATACTTTCTTCAAGGAAGGGGTTTTGTTTGAAAGTAGATACAATCAGTTCTGCGTTCTTTTTCTTTTCATAATCAAACCCCCACCAATCTTCTTCAACTTCGGGGTTGTATGCTGATATAAGGTATTCTTCACATCTTATATCCAACTGAACGAAACTATTTCTGTCTATTGTATTCACTTCATCAACCATCGCTATTGTGGATTTTAACCCGCGTAATTTACCAGTAGTATCATCAAGTCCAATAAATCTTACTATTGAACCATTATCAAAAGTGTATGTTAAATCCACTTTGTTTAGTGTCCCCTTTTCATATATCCCCATCTGTTCTAATACTTCCTTAAAATCAATAAGAATGGTATTCTTGATGGAAACTTGGGTTGCTCTGGCTATGGTAATTGAAATCTTTGGACGGGATAATGCTTCTATGATTAGGGTTTGAATTGCCGCTATGGTTTTCCCACTACGCGAACTTCCCCTTAAAAAGATATACCTATTCTTCTTCTTGGCTTCATCAATCTTTAAGTATAATTCTGTTGCTTGTATTTTCATTTGATAAAACTTATTACCACCAACACGCCAATAATATAACCAACGCTTAATGCTATTGCTTGTTTAATTCTTTCACCCCAAGTTTTAGTTTCAACCATATACCCCAGAAATGGTAATCCCAGAAATGGACTAATACCTGCGAAAAATAACATCATCGGGGTATTCCCTTCTGCTACACTTCTAATGTAGAATGTGGAACATATTTCAATAATCAAGGCTGATAATGCTATAATAAAATATCTAATCATTTATCCAATTCTTTTTCTACTGAAGTCCGCATAGATGGGGTTTAGTTCAAATCCCAAATATTCCCTATTCAAGTCCCTACAAGGTAATCCAGTAGTCCCGATGCCGTTGAAGACATCTAAAACTAAATCACCTTCATCTGTAAGTAATCTAATAAAATATTCTGGTAAGTCCCTATGAAAAGTTGCGGGGTGTTTTACAAGATTGTCCCTTACCCCCGATGATGTTGGAAATCTAAACACATTATCGGGACGGACTTTATCGGGTAAGGTTCTAACATAGTCGGGTTTAACATAACCTTCCTTACTTTTGTTTTGATTACCCGTAGTATAAACCATCTTATTATTTTCGGGGTGTTTAGGTTCTTCCATTACCCGCTCCATATAAAACTTCATCTGTTTATTGTCCTTACAGAAATGGAAGATATATTCAGTCATATTTCTAAATCTTTTCTTCTGTCCGTTTGGAACTGAATTAGGTTTATACCAGGTATAACTATCATATAGTTTTAACTTGGTTTCCTTGTTGTTCCTACTTATTAAATCATAAACAAAAGTGCTTCTATAACCATTCACACAAACATCATTTATGTTTAGAATAAAACTACCACTTGGTTTTAGAACCCTATGTATTTCTTTGAATAGGGGTAAAATCCAATCAACATAATCATCGGGTTTTTTAACCGACACATCTTTTCCGTAATTTATGATGTTAGAATAGGGGGGACTGGTAATCACCAAATCAACAGAATTATCTGCGACTTCTTTAATCAGTTCAAAACAATCACCTTCTAATATCATATCCAATCATAGATGGGTTCTATTTCATCACCCCCATCACTTACTATTATCTTTGTCTTCATCATCTTCTTTGGGTTTGATAATTTCTATCTGTATCTGATTATCACTTGTAAGGGGTTTATTATCCGTTGTAATATCCGTTCTATCC